CGGGCGATATATCACGTCTAAGGATATGTACGAGAACGCGGTTAAGCAAATGCGAAAACCGGCGGTTAAAAATGATCCGTTTGTTTTTGAGAAATGGATCAAGATCCAGGATAAGTTATTTAAACAATGTCGAGCAAGCGCGAACGATCTCGGGTTATCAATCTCGAGCCGGTGTAAGTTAGTCGTCCCGGAGGCTAAAAAGGATCCACCGAAAAAGGAAAATAAATTCGCGAAATTCGAGAAGCGGTCCGCGAATGGATAACGGTTACGCTCCGTTATGGGATCGGGTTACCGCGTACGCGAGCCGAGTCGTCGCCGGGGAGGTCGTGGCCGGGGAGTTACATAAACTCGCTTGTAAAAGACATTTAAACGACCTCAAACGACAAAGGACGGAGGAGTTTCCGTATTACTACGATCCCGAAAAGGCGCTCGAGGTTATCAATTACGCCGAGACGCTTACGATCGCCGAGGGTGACGAGCCGAGGCCGGTTAAATTAATCGACGCCCAGGCGTTCGACCTGGGGTGTACGTTCGGTTGGTTTAAGGTATCCAATAATAAGCGTCGTTTCCGTCGCCGTTATAAGTGTATGGCACGACAGAACGGTAAAACGTTCGAGAATGGTATTATGGGTACTTATATCGCCGGTTTTGGTGGTTATAACTACGGTAAACTCTTTACGGTAGCAACGAAAAAGAGACAAGCTCGCCTCGCCTGGGAAGAAATGAGTAAATTTATTACCATAGATCCCGAACTCGGCGAGTTTTTCGACGTTAAGGATTATAAGTCGGTTATCGAGGCGCTCGATACGTATTGTACTATCGAGGCTTTATCGAAAGAGGCCGGTCTCGACGACGGTTTTAGATCGATATTTTCCTCGATCGACGAGCTACACCAACATAAAGACAATAAGATCTATAAGGCTCTTTACAATGGTACTCGAGCTTTATTAGAGACTTTGGTCTCCATGATTACGACGCGAGGTGATAAACTCAACTCGTTTTGTAAGGAAATGGACGACTATTGTATAAATATCCTCCGTGGTACGTCTACCGCCGAGGATTTTTTTGTCGACATTTATTGTCTCGATCCCGGGGACGATATTTGGGATCCGGCGAACTGGATCAAAGCGAACCCGTTTATATGCGCTCCGGGGAACGAGGCGTTATTCGAGGTACTTAAGGCCGACGCACAAACGGCGCGAGATATGGGAGGATCGGATCTCCGAGATTTCCTTACTAAGTCGCTTAATATGTGGGTAGAAAACACGGACGATCAGTTTATTAACTCCGAGAAGTGGAAAAAGTGCGGATCCGATCGCACTATCGCGGATTTCGCCGGTCGTAAGTGTTGGGTAGGTTTGGACCTCTCCTCCGGTGGAGACTTGACGACGATTGCGCTCGAGTTTCCGGAGGAAAACGAGAAATTTTATTTTTATACTCATTCGTTCATGCCTCGCGGACGTCTCGAGGAGCATATCGAGACGGATCTCGCGCCGTATGATATGTGGGAGGCTATGGAACTAATCACCGTTACCGGCGGTTCCGGGGACTTTAAAAATGATTATAAATTCATAGTCTCCCATTTAAAGGAGCTAAAAGAGGAATACGATCTCGAGTTTTACGGTATCGGAATCGATCCTCATAACGCCGACGGTATACTCGCGGATCTCGAGGCGTTCGGGTGTCCGGTTATTATCGTCGTCCAGTCGTGTAAAAGCCTTAACGACGCGACGGTCGATATTCAGTTATTAACGAAATCGGAAAAGCTCGAGTATAACCGGAGGAATGAGTTATTAACGTGGAGTTTTGTTAACGCCTCGATCGTTCGAAATTCTTTCGACGAGATCAAGGTAGACAAAAAGCCGGGACAACGCTTTAAACGTATCGATCCGGTGGACGCTTGTATCGACGCTCATCACGCTATGTTAAAGGCGAAGAATGATAACCCGGTAGACGTACAATCCGAACTCGAGCGTTATCTCGAGGCTATGGGTTGGAAAGAATCACAGTAAAGGAGGGAAACAGTGAAAACGAAATTTTCCCAACGCTTAAAAGGCGCGGTCCGGATCCTTTTCAATAAGTCCGGACGGACTACTCTCGAAATGAATCAGTTATTAGACTTTCTCGGGTTATCCGATACGAAAGCGGACAATCTTTCGGAGGCGACGTATTTCTCGTGTTTAAAGGTACTTAGTGAGTCGATCGGTAAGTTACCTCTTAAGTTATTACAACATAACGACCGGAACGGCGTTACAAGCATGAGAAAACACCCGTTATACAAGGTTTTACACGACCGACCGAACCCGTATATGTCCGCGTCGGTTTTTTGGTCTACGGTCGAGTATAACCGTAACCACTACGGTAACGCGTACGTTTGGATCGAGGGAGCCGGAACAAATACTCGATTATGGATTTTACCGAGTAACGAGGTCGAGATATGGTACGACGACGCGTGTAAGCTCGCGGACGTACCGGATATCTATTATCTCTACTCTAAGGGCGGTAAGATCTATAAGTTTGGATCCGAGGAGATTTTGCATTTTAAGGGATCGAATACGCTCGACGGTATCGCCGGTATTAGCGTCCAGGATCAATTAAAAATGACGATCGGCGGTAGCCTTAAGGCTCAAAAAATGGTTAACAAGATGTACGAGTCCGGTTTTACCGCTAAGGCGGTATTAAACTATACAGGTTCCTTAAGTGACGCGAACGTACAGACTCTCGTTAAAAATGTCGAGTCGTACGCTAAGGGCGATCTTAAGGATAAGGGCGTCGAGAACGTTATCCCGATCCCGTTAGGGTTTAACCTTACGCCTCTTAACGTGAAACTCGGCGATAATCAGTTTATCGAGGTCAAACAGTACACGGCGTTACAGATTGCGAGCGCGTTCGGTATTAAGCCGTATCAAATCGGCGACTATACGAAATCGAGTTACGCGTCCGCCGAGGCTCAACAGTTATCGTTTTATATCGATACCTTACTCTATATCGTAAAGCAATACGAGGAGGAGTTAACCTATAAGTTACTTTCTACGGAGGAGATCGAGAACGGTCTCCATTTTAAGTTTAACGTAGCGGTTATCTTACGCGCGGATCTCAAGACGCAGATCGAGAGCTTAAGTAAGGCGGTTAATAATTTCCTTTACACTCCGAACGAGGCTCGAGCTTTGTTGGATATGGAGAGTAAGGACGGAGGCGATCAATTACTCGGTAACGGAGCGAGTATCCCGGTAGAGTATATCGGGTGTCAATATACCGATATCGAGGGATTAGAGGGAGAGGCCGGGGAAGATCCTCCGGAGGAGGACGTAACGGTCGATTCTAATCCGGCGGAGATTATATCGATAATCGAGGCGATCCGCTCCGGTAAGATCACATACGACCAGGGCGTCGCACTTATTACCGTAACAATCGGTTACGACGACGAGACCGCGCGGACGCTCTTAGGTAATCCGGAAGATTACGAGACGCCGGAACCGGTCGAGGATCCGGAGGAAACTCCGGAAGAAAATACCGACGAGGAGTCGGGGGAGGAATCGGACGAAAGCTCGGAGGAGGAAACTACCGCCGAGGAGGACGAGGACTCCGGAGATAGTGAGTAATCCGGCGACGGATCTCAATATAAAAAACGAGGAAAGGAGGACGTAAACAATGCCTAATTATTTCGACGAGTACGACAAGTCGGAGCGCGAGGGTTTGGTTACTAAGTCGGCGGACGTATCGATCCAGGAAGTAACCGACGAGGAACTTAGAAAGATCAATAAGTTAACGCTCGAACCGTTAAAGGCCGAGGACGTTTTCGTTTTTAAAATGTCTATGTGTGATAACGAGACGGACGATCGTAATTACGAACCGTTTAATCTCCAGGCACTTAAAGACATGAAAAAGTTATACGTCGGTAAGACGGTAATCAAAGACCATTATCGCCGGGCAGATAACCAGGTCGCGAGGGTATACGATACCGACCTCGTTTACGAGGAGGGTAAGTTAACTAAGGCCGGGGAACCGTTCGCGCGATTGGTTGCTAAGTGCTACATGGTTAGGACGGCGAGTAACGCGGATCTTATCGCGGACATTAAGGCCGGGATTAAGAAAGAGGTCTCTACCTCATGCCG